ATGAGCGTTTCCAAGGGGAACGTGAAACCGTTACCCATGGTACTTACCATTTTCAGGTCGACCATTCTGCCATCAGGTAGCTCAGCCTTAGAGGCCCTTAGCGCGTCCAACCACTTATAGAAACCAGGTGGAAGGATTTGCTTCAGGACCCCGACCGACAAACTATCCGACGCAGAGCTCAGGTCTATAGTGGCGTAACTGCCGTCTATACTCCCAAGCCTGGCCAACTCACGGTTAAAATCAGGCTGCCTAGAGAGGTGTATTCCATACCTCTCATAGATCCGCCTGCTCAACAATTCGCCCAAGCCCAGCTCAAAGAACATATTGAGTGAGGGCTCGATGCAAATTGTCCGTGAGATATCGTTCCTTTTCGGTGCGAAAGTCAACCTACTACCCTCAACTAGTTTAGGGGCACCATACTGTTCGGCGCGGCACTTCTCCGCAGCGTCCCAGATAGGCACCTTACTAACTAGGCTCTCGTAAATTACCGAGAGAGTCTGACTTGTTGAGGTCAGCTCAGAGCTGAACAACTTTGTGTAAAAGTCGTCATACTTAGAGCCTAAACTCTTACCAGGGCCTGTCCTTCCAAAAGCAAAAAGCTCGTCGAAGGAATTAACCACCTGCCTATCCCACGAACGGTTCCAAAACTTGTAGAGCTCTTGTTTGAGCTCACCAAGCAGGTAATCGTCCACGAGACGGGTGGGTTGGACCGATTGAATAAGTTCCGAATTAATTTTAAGGAACAAATCAAGTGCTCTTTGGTCAGCTTCCCTTTCAACACTGTCAACATCTTTTTTGAAGACAGAGTTTAAGAGTTGCCTAGCCGCAAAGCACCTTGGATCGGGGTCACCTGGATCGTCGGCAAGGAAGCCGGCGAGGTCAGACTGAAGGTATTTGAGAAGCAGTTCAGAAGAAACCTTCATAAGTTACTCCCAAAAGTACCGTTAACAGCGTCAGATTAAAACGCTGAAGATGGCTACCTCACACACACCCCCGCAGCCTCAAAAAAGCTTAATACGAGACCGCAGGGTAGGTGTACCCATAATAGGAGTACACTACAAAGTGTGTAAAGGATCACTGCATGGGCCCGAGGCGTTTCCATTTAGAAAACGCCAGAGACCGCCGTGTCGCCAATGCCCGCAGAAATCTGGGCCAAGGCGCCAAGGTGCAGTGAAAGAGCCGCACGTACATTAGCAGAGTCAACGGTGTCACTCCCAGCCGGCACTTCGATGGTAGTTTTCACTATCATCGTGAGTGGGGGGGAAGTACCACCGCTAACAACCTGCACACCCTTTCGGGTGATGACATTGTATGTGTTTCTCGGTACTGAGGAAATAACGCCCGTAACCGGGTTCGGGGTTCCAAGGGTTCTCAAACTCTTGGGCCTCGTAACGGTCAGGGTGAAGGGGACAGACACGGAAGAAACTACCACGCCTGCCTGAGTACCCCCCAGATTTGAAACGGCTTGTTGCTTGCCGTTAGAGTCGGGGGCTACGTCCGTTACTAGAGTGTACGTCGGGGATGTAAAGCCCGTCTGTGCGGCTCCTGTAACGGGAGAACTGACGTTCATGGTCATAAAAATAACTCCAATAAGAACAGCTATTAGCAAGCTAGAAGAAGACACACCGCACGACTTAGCGCGACGCACTCCTCCTCGAGATTGCATTGGTTTAAATACTCCACTGCGGAGTACCAGCATTTGGCCTTGCGACCCTTTGTAAAGGGCGTTTTGGTTGCATGATGATACTCAGCCTGGAGGGCCATATACGACCTCAAGAGGAACGTCTCGCGATCGCTTAGTGTGTTACAAATAGTTTGCATACAGAGTCCTCAAACGATGGTTAAAAGAAAGGACGACGAACGCCTCCCTGGACAGCAAGGAAGAACGTGTTCAGCAGCTGCCTCCCAGACAAACCCAGATTAAACTGGAAGTCCGGCACCCAACTATTAGTTGCGCGCCTTCGGGAGACAGAAACTTTACGCCACCCACACTTTGGTTGCGACTCGATGACGATAACTGCAGGTGTGTAACAATGCGAGTTATCCGTCACCCTGGAAATACCAAGAATCTTTCGACTCTTGATAGTCTTGCTGTTCGAACAGACCCATGCAAGCTTCCCATTACAGGAAGACCATGCGTCAATTACAGTACCAATATTAGTAAAGTAATCGATAAAGAATGACCAAGGCAAAACTTCCCAGGCAGTAGGCACGAACTCTCGAAGGTTTAAACCAACGAGATCCCGCACACCACTGCCCGAAGCGTCAGACTTGGTCAGAACACCACCTTTCATCCAAGAAGAGTAGGATACGTAGTCCCTATACCGAACTTCAATACCGGTATAGTGATGACCGGACATACTACTCAAACTTGAACCCTGGCCTTCGCTTCTACCCTTAGCAGTAACCTTTACAATTTCAAAAGGTCGCCGCTCTGAGTATCTACGTAAAGCTTCGAAACCGCCGTCGATATCAGCCATTAAAGGCTGCCAACCGAAAACGGCCTCCAGGTAAGTGCCACCCAGCGCACGACGAAGTTGTTCGGATGTTTGTCTAGGAGAAATTTTCTTTAATTTCTCAAAATAGCCAAAAATCCCACGCCTTAACGTCTGAGCTGGATGCAGTATCATGTGAAGTGTCTGGCGCAATTCGCCTAAAAACACACCTCCCTGGAAGGGAGTGATGAGGCTCTTTACCTCTTTCACAAAACGCTTAGTCGCAATCGACTGAGCGGCAGCTAGACTAACCCCTGTAATAACCGGATCGGTGAAAAACGGTGACTGCATACCAATACCACCAAAAGTACGTTCTTTGATGGTCTGGTTCAGACACCCACCGATAGGCCAGTACAGGGAAACTGCACCATTCGAAAGATTACCTACCTCTAGACGGGCCGCGTCAAAAGACGTGGTCGCGTCACCACCCTCTGCAATGATCTCCCTCCAGTTCGGTAAGTCATCACCGTCCCGGAATTTCAGGAAATCAAGTCGAGAGAAGGTTCCGCTTGCCCCAAGTACAGTACTAGCACCGTCTTGGACGGTGACGTACGTGTACCAGGGAGCGGGTTGAAGGTAGATATGTTCTTCTTCGTGCACAGTTAGCTCCTTAAGAGTCAATCTAGTTGAGGTGGGACAGTCAAGCCCACCGCGGGAGGCGACCTTTTCAGGGGTCGC